ATGCGGCTTTCCTTCGTCAAATGCCACGGCTCCGGCAATGATTTCCCCCTGATCGACGCGCGCGGTCTTTCGCTGACCGACGCCGAGTGGTCCGCCGCCGCGCGCGCGCTCGCCGATCGGGCGGGGCCGGTGGGGGGCGACGGGCTGCTCGCGCTGTTCGCGCCCGCGCCCGGCCTGCTCCAGATGCGGATGTGGAACCCGGACGGTTCGGAGGCCGAGACCTGCCTCAACGGCCTGCGCTGCGTCGCGCGCGCGGGGTTCGAGGCGCTGGGGCTGGAGGCCGCGCCGGTGCGGCTGAAGACGTCCAGCGCCGAAGTCGCGCTCGATCCGCCGCTGGCGCCCGGCGTGGTGACGGTGCGCGAGACGGTGGGGCCGGCGAGCCTCGACGCGCATTGGGTGATGGGCGCCGAGCGGCTGATCGAAGCGCCCGTCCCGCCGCTCGCGAGCGACCGCCTGTTCACCGCTGTCGCGATGCCCAACCCGCATCTCATCGCCTTTGTCGATCAGGTGGATGAGGCCGAGCTGGTCGCACTCGGCACGCTTTGCGAGGCGGCGCCAGCCTGGTTGCCGGGGCGGGCCAACGTCTCCTTCGTCGAGCAGCGCGGGGGCGATCTGTTCGTCCGCACCTTCGAGCGGGGGGTGGGGCTCACCAACAGCTGCGGCTCGGCGATGGCGGCGGCGAGCTTCGCGGCGTGCCTCACCGGGCGGCTGGCTTATGAGGCGCCGCTGAGCGTGTTCAACGCCGGCGGCCTGGTGCGGGCGCTTGTCGGCGCGGATGGCACCGTCACCTTGTCGGGCAATGCGACGTTCGAATGGGCGGGATCGGCCGAGGTCGATCTGGCGGCGGGCCGGGCGGGGGATCTGGTGATCGAGCGCCACTTCACCGACGAGATCGCTGCCTGGAGCGCGCTGGTGGATGGGTTGGCGCGTTAGGCGGGTGTTGTTCGCTCGGGCGCGCGTTTTTGGGTTCGCGCAGAGGCGCGGAGGACGCAGAGGACGCTGAGCGAAATAAAGTCGGTCGCCCCAGCGAAGGCTGGGGCCTTGATCCAATTAAGTGCTACGGCGGCTTGAGGCCCCAGCTTTCGCTGGGGCGACGCTTATTGGAAAGCCGATCTCCGCGTCCTCTGCGCCCTCTGCGCCTCTGCGCGAACCCAAAAATCCGCGACCACCCGGGAACGGCGCTCGTTTTTACGCTTGACAGCGCGACGCTCTTTCGGTACAAAACAAGAACACTGACGAATTGGGCCTCGCGGCCGAGCCGCCGCCCACCGCCGCCAGGAAACCCCCATGACTGATCCGCCCACCGTCCCCGCCTCGGGTCGCGCCGCGCGGCGTCCGCGGTGGAGCAAGGCGATGAAAGGCGCGTTTCTCGATCACCTCGCGGCCAGTGGCGACGTCGCCCAGGCAGCGCGAGCGATCGGGCGGGCGCCACTTCAGGCCTATGCGCTCTACCGCCGCGACGCCCGCTTTCGCGCCGACTGGCAGGAGGCGGTCGCGGCGGGCTATCAGTTGCTCGAAATCCGGCTGATCGGCCAGGCGCTCACCGGCGGATCGGACGCTCCGGCGCCCGCCGCTCAATTCGCGCTGCAATTGCTCCAGCTACAGCGCGGCGGGGCCAAGCCACCCCGCGCGAAGCCGCCGCCGCGGCTGCCCACCCCCGAGGAAACCGACGCGGCGATCCTGAAGAAGCTCGCCGCCATTGAAAGGCGCAAGGCCGGTGGTGCGAAATGCTGAAGCTTTGCTCGAACGCCTGCTCGCGCTCGATCCGGCGGAGCGCGCCGAACTCGTCCGCGCGCTGCGCCCGGCGCAGAAGCGCGAGTTCGACGAGCGTTGGTGGTTCTGGGCGCATCGCGGCCAGCTCGCCCCGCCGGGCGATTGGCATGTCTGGCTGATCCGCGCCGGGCGCGGCTTCGGCAAGACGCGCGCCGGCGCCGAGTGGGTGAGCGACCTCGCCCGCGCCAACCCGGGGGCACGCATCGCGCTGGTCGGCGCGACGCTCGACGAGGCGCGGCGGGTGATGGTGGGGGGCGAAAGCGGCCTGCTCCGCGTCGCGCGGGCCGGCGAGACGCCGGTGTGGCGCGCGAGCCATAACGAAGTCCACTTCGCCTCGGGCGCGGTGGCGCAGCTCTATTCCGCCGAAGCGCCCGAAGGTTTGCGCGGCCCCGAACATCATGTCGCCTGGGCGGACGAGCTCGGCAAATGGCGTGGCGAGGCGGCGTGGGACAATCTGCTGCTCGGGCTGCGTCTGGGCGATCGCCCCCGCGCGCTGGTGACGACCACCCCGCGCCCCACCGCGCTGATGCGTCGGCTGCTCGCGATGCCCGGCCTGGTCGAGACGCACGGCGCGACGCGGGACAATCCGCATCTGCCGAGGAGCTTCGTCGAGGCGGCCGAGCGGCTCTACGCCGGCACCGCGCTCGGCCGGCAGGAACTGGCGGGGGAATTGATCGAGGATCTGGCGGGCGCGCTGTGGACGCGCTGCGGGATCGAGGCGTGCCGGGTGGCGTCGGCGCCCGAGGTGAAGCGGGTGGTGATCGGGGTCGATCCGCCCGGCTCGGCGCGGGGCGATGCGTGCGGGATCGTGGTCTGCGCGCTGGGCGAGGACGGGCGCGGCTATGTGATCGAGGATGCAAGCGTCGCGGGCCTCGCGCCCGAAGGCTGGGCGCGCCGCGTCGCCGCCGCCGCCGCGCGGCACCGCGCCGACCGGGTGGTGGCCGAGAAGAATAATGGCGGCGAGATGGTAGGCGCGGTGCTGCGCGCGGCGAACAGCCGCCTGCCGTTGCAGCTGGTCCACGCCAGTCGCGGCAAGGCGGCGCGCGCCGAGCCGGTGTCGATGCTCTACGGCGAGGGGAAAGTGGCGCATGTCGGCCGTTTCGCGGCGCTCGAGGACCAGATGTGCGCCTTAACCGCCGAGGGCTATGCCGGCCCCGCCTCGCCGGATCGCGCCGATGCTTTGGTTTGGGCGCTGACCGCGCTGCTGCTGCGGCGGGGTGGGGAGGCGGGGGTGCGGCGGTTGTAGATTTTCTCACGCTAAGGCGCTGAGACGCGAAGAAGAAGTTTTACCTCACACAAAGCCACAAAGACACGAAGAAAGTCACTAATTTGGTGCGTCGCCCCAGCGAAAGCTGGGGCCTTTATCCATGGTTGCGCGATATGGGCTTGAGGCCCCAGCTTTCGCTGGGGCGACGGCTTTTGATTTTAGCTTCTTCTTCGTGCCTTCGTGGCTTTGTGTGAGGAAATTCTTCCCCTTCGCGCCTCAGCGCCTTCGCGTGAGCCAAAAAACAGGAGTTCCCATGAACCTGTTCGGTCGCAAGGCCGCGCCCCCCGCGCGGCCTGAACTCACGCGCTTTGGCACCGGCACCGCCGGTTGGTCCGCCGGCGAGCAGAGCTATGAAGCGCAGGTGCGCGAGGGCTATTGCCGTAACCCGATCGCCCAGCGCGCGGTGCGGCTGGTGGCGGAGGCCGTCTCCGGCGCGCCGCTGATCGCCGCGCCCGCGCCCTTCGCCGCGCTCGTCCGCACCCGCAGCGGGGCGCAGGCGCTGATCGAGACCGCGACCGCGCAGCTGCTGCTGAGCGGCAATGCTTATGTCCAGCTGCTCACCGATGCCGAAGGCGGGCTCGCCGAGCTGTTCGCGCTGCGCCCCGAACGCGTCAGCATCGAGCCCGACGCGCAGGGCTGGCCCGCCGCTCATGTCTATCGCTGCGAGGGGCGGGCGATGCGGCTGTCGCCCACAGCACCCCGGCCGCAGATCGCGCATGTGAAGCTGTTCAACCCGCTCGACGATCACAAGGGCCTTGGCTGCCTGGGCGCCGCCGCGCCGGCGGTCGCGCTGCATAATGCCGCGAGCGCGTGGAACCGGGCGCTGCTCGCCAATGGCGCGCGGCCTTCGGGCGCGCTGGTCTATGAGCCTGGCGATGGCTCGCCGCTCGCGCCCGATCAGTTCGATCGGCTGCGCGCCGAGCTCGACGCGAGCTTCGCCGGCGCCGCCAATGCCGGTCGGCCGCTGCTGCTGGAAGGCGGGCTGAAGTGGCAGGCGCTGAGCCTGACCCCCGCCGACATGGATTTCGTCGGGCTGAAGGCGGCGGCCGCGCGTGAGATCGCGACGGCGTTCGGGGTGCCGCCGATGCTGCTCGGCCTGCCCGGCGACGCGACCTACGCCAACTACCGCGAGGCGAGCCGCGCGCTGTGGCGCCAGACGATCCTGCCGATCGCCGACACCTTGTTCGCCGGGCTGATCCAGGCGGCGCGCGACTGGTTCCCGGACGCGGAACTGCGCATCGATCTCGACCGCGTGCCGGCGCTCGCCGAGGATCGCGAGCGGCTCTGGGCGCAGGTGAGCGCGGCCGATTTCCTGACGCCGGAGGAGAAGCGGGCGGCGGTGGGGCTTTGAGATCTTTGCCTCACGCTAAGGCGCTAAGAAGAAGTGAGACTCACACAAAGCCCCAAAGGCACAAAGATAAGAAATAAATTAGAACATCGGCCGTCGCCCCAGCGAAAGCTGGGGCCTTAAGCATATCGAGCGTGCCATTTGATAAAGGCCCCAGCTTTCGCTGGGGCGACGCCCGATAACTCGCGTCTTCTCTTCGTGTCTTCGTGGCTTTGTGTGAGTCAAACTTCTTCGCGCCTTAGCGCCTTCCCGTGAGAAAAAATCAGGAGTACGCACAGATGACCGAACCTCTCGTCCTCGCGCAACTCATCGCGCAGGCGCAGAACCAGGGTGCCGATCTCGCCACCTTGCGCGGGCTGGTCGAGCAGGCGGGCGAGCTCGCCGCGCAGCGGGCGCTCGCGCGGCTGGGGCTCGACGATGCGCAGGCGGGGCATGACATGGGCGAACTGCGCGAGCTGCTCGCCGCCTGGCGCGACGCGCGGCGGACGCTGTGGCGCGCCTTCGCCAGCTGGGCCGGGCGGGTCGCGGCGGCGGTGCTGCTCGCCGGCGCCGCGATCAAGGTCGGCTTCGTCGACATGCCGCGATGAGCCTGCGCTTCGCCGGCTATGCCGCGCTGTTCGATCGCCCCGATCGCGGCGGCGACGTGATCCGCCCCGGCGCCGTCCAGCCGCTGCCGCCGCGCGTGCCGCTGCTCTGGGCGCATGGCGGCGCGCCGATCGGGCGGATCGAAACGCTCGCCGAGGATGCGCGCGGCCTGCGCGTGATCGGCGCGCTCGATCCCGGGCCACGCGCCGATCGGCTGCGCGCGGCGGCGCCCGGCCTGTCCTTCGGCTACCGCGTGCGGCAGGCGCGGCGCCAAGGAACATATCGTGAACTCATCGCGCTCGATCTGATCGAGGTGAGCCTGGTCGCGGCGCCGATGCAACCGCTCGCGCGCGTCTATTTCATCGAGGAGAGCTGACCCATGACCGAAGTGACCGAAGCGCTCGACGCGCGCCTTTCCAGCCTCAGCCTGCCGCCGGCGGTGATGCGGCCCGCGCTGTCGGGCGGCGATGCCGCCGCCGATCCCGGCTTCGCGCGTTTCCTGCGCGCCGGCACCGCGATCGAAGTGAAGGCCTTCGCCGGCACCAGTGACGCGGCCGGCGGCGTCGCGGTGCCCGAGGAGATCGACGCGCGGATCGACGCGACGCTCAAGACCATTTCGCCGATCCGGGCGATCGCCAATGTGGTCCAGGTCGGCTCGGCGGGCTATCGCAAGCTGGTGACGACCGGGGGCGTCGCCTCGGGCTGGGCGGCGGAGGACGGCACCCGGCCCGACAGCGCGACGCCGAGCTTCGCCGAGATCGTGCCGCCAATGGGTGAGCTTTGGGCGAACCCCAGCGCGACCCAGGCGATGCTCGACGATGCCCGCTTCGACGTGGAGAGCTGGCTGGCGAGCGAGATCGCGACCGAATTCGCCCGCGCGGAAGGCGCCGCGTTCGTGAACGGCAGCGGCAGCAACCGCCCGCGCGGCTTCCTGCAGCAGCCGGTCGCCGCGACGGCGGATGCGACCCGCGCCTTCGGCACGCTGCAATATCTGGCCAGCGGCGCGGCGGGCGATTTCGGCGCGAGCCCGGCGGATCGGCTGATCGATCTCGTCCAGCTGCTCCGCGCGCCGTACCGCCAGGGCGCCAGCTGGGTGATGAACTCGGCGACGCTCGCGCGCATCCGCAAGTTCAAGACGAGCGACGGCCAGTTCCTCTGGGCGCCCGCGCTCAGCGCCGGCCAGCCCGCCACCTTGCTCGGCTATCCGGTGATCGAGGCGGAGGACATGCCCGATATCGCCGCGAACAGCCTGAGCATCGCGTTCGGCAATTTCATGGCCGGCTATCTGATCGCCGAACGCCGCGAGACGACGATCCTGCGCGATCCCTACAGCAACAAGCCGTTCGTCGCCTTCTACGCCAGCAAGCGCATCGGCGGCTGCGTGACGAACAGCGAGGCGATCAAGCTGATGCGCTTCTCGGCGAGCTGAGGCTTTTCAGCTCCTCCCCTGCAAGGGGAGGTGGCAGGCGCGGTAGCGCCTGACGGAGGGGTGTTTCCGGCCGATAGAGGGCGTCACCCCCCCACCCGCCAGCGGCGGGTGCCCCCCCCCAAGGAGGGGGGGAGCTTGGGGCGCCCCAAACAAAAAAAAGACGAAAACCATGCAGGGTGAAGGCCTGGGCGTGCTGACGCTGTCCGCCGCCGATCGCGCGGCGGCGGTCGCGGCGGTGAAGACGGCGCAGGGCGTGACGCTCGCCGATGACGATGCGCTGATCGCGGCCTTCGCCGAGACCGCGCTCGGCCTTGCCGAGCAGTTCGTCGGCGCGGCGCTGATCCTGCGCGATTTCGCGCTGACGCTGCCGGCGGTGACGGGGTGGCAGCTGCTCCCCGTCACCCCGGTGCGCGCGATCACCGGCGCGAGCGCGGCGGGCGCGGCGCTGGCGGTCGATGCTTACGACGTCGATCTCGACGCGCGGGGCGGCGGCTGGGTGCGGCTGCACGCGGCGCCCGAGGCGCGCGTGACCGTGACGTGCCGCGCCGGCGTGGCCGAGGGCTGGAGCGGCCTGCCCGCGCCGATCCGCCAGGGCACGGCGCTGCTCGCGGGCTATCTCTACGCCGCGCGCGACACCAGCCAGCCGCCGCCGGGCGCGGTGACCGCGCTCTGGCGCCCCTATCGCGGCTTGCGGCTGGAGGCGATCCATGCGCGGGCTTGAGGAGCGCGCGGCGCGGATCGCCAAGGCGCGGCGCGAGCGGGTGGTCGCGCGGCTGGCATCGGCGCTGGAGGCGGTGCCGGGCCTCCGCGCGGAGATCGTCGCGGCGGGCGTGGTGCTGATCGGGCGCGGCCTCGCCCGCCGCGCCTTGACCGACCCCCGCCTGCGCTGGATCGCGGGGCTGGTGCGATGAGCGCCGAAACTGTCTTTCAGGCGGCGCTGCTCGCCCGGCTGCGCGCGGCGCTCGGCGCGCAGGTCAACGCGGTGCTCCGCCGCCCGAGCGCCACCGCCACGCCGCCCTATGTCGAGCTCGGCGAGCTGCTCGCCGGCGACTGGAGCACCAAGGACGCCGCCGGGCGCGAACTGCGCAGCCTGGTGCTGATCCGCGACCGCGAGGACGTTCCCGATCGCGTGCAGGCGCTGGGCGACGCCGCCGAGGTCGCGCTCGCGGCGCTCGGGCCGGCGCTCGGCGACTGGCGGCTGGTGAGCCTGGTGCTCGTCCGCCGCCGCCTGCAGCGCGAGCGCGACGGCTGGCTGCTGCTGATCGAACACCGTGCGCGGTTGCTGGCCGCGTAAACCAAATCCTCCCCGTTCACGGGGAGGGGGACCATGCGCAGCATGGTGGAGGGGGTGCGCAACGCTCGCGCGGCCCGCTCTTGGCCCGCCTCCTCCGACGCGCTGGCGCGCGCCAGTTCCGGGTAAACCGTGCCCCGCACGGTTTAGGAGCGTCCGGGGGACGATCCGACCCGAAACTCCCCGTGAACGGGGAGGATTTTTCGCTCTGAAAGGACCCCCTCATGCCCGCTGAAAAAGGCTCGGCCTTCCTGCTCAAGATCGGCGACGGCGCCGCGCCGCCCGCGTTCACCACCATCGCCGGGCTGCGCACCACCCAGCTGCAGATCAACGGCGAGCCGGTCGTCATCACCAGCAAGGATTCGGGCGGCTGGCGCGAATTGCTCTCGGGCGCGGGGGTGCGATCGGTCAGCGTCTCGGGCGCGGGGCTGTTCACCGGCTCGGCGGCCGAGACGCGGCTGAAGGCCAATGCGCTCTCCGGGCGGATCGACGATTACCGGCTGAGCTTCGAAAGCGGCGAGACGATGACCGGCAAGTTCCTCGTCACGCGCCTGGAATATGCCGGCGATTTCAACGGCGAGCGCACCTACACGCTCTCCCTCGAAAGCTCGGGGGCGGTGGCGTGAGCGCCAATCCCGCGCGCGGCGAGGCCGCTTTGCGCGTCGCCGGCGCCGAGCTGGTGCTGCGGCCGAGCTTCGCCGCCCTGGTCGCCGCCGAGGAGGAACTCGGCCCGCTGTTCGCGCTGGTCGAGCGCGCCGCCGCGCAGCAATTGCGCCTGGCCGAATTGGTCGCGCTGTTCTGGCATTGTCTCGCCGAGCGGCCCGAGGGCCTCGCGCGGGATGCGTTCGGTGAAGCGCTCGCAGCGCAGGGCCTCGCGCGGCTCACCCCGGCGCTCAAGCTGCTGCTCGGGCAGATCCTGGGTGGGCGCTGAGCGTTTCGCCGATCGCGCCGCGCGGCTCGCCGGGATCGCTGGCCTCGCCTTTGGCTGGCGCCCCGACGAGTTCTGGCGCGCGACCCCGGCCGAACTCGCCGCCTTGGTCTCGGCCGCGCGCGGCGGGGACCCTGCCGTCCCGCCCGAAGCCGCGCTGATCGCCCGCCTGATGGAGCAATTCCCCGATGGATGAAGAAATCGACCGGCTGGTGGTGAGCGTGCGCGCCGACACCAGCGGCTTCGCGCGCGACGTGGCGGCGATGCGCGGCGAGCTGGAAGGGCCGCTCGCGCGCGGGGCGGAAGCCGCCGGGCGCGGCATCGAACGCGCGCTGCTCCGCGCCGCGCGCAGCGGGCAGCTGGGGTTCGAGGATCTGCAGCGCGTGGCCTTGTCGGTGCTCGCCGAGATCGCCGCGAGCGCGGTGAAGAGCGGCCTGGACGCGCTGTTTGGTGGTGGTGGTGGCGGCTCGGGCGGGGGCGGGCTGCTCGCCGGGATCGGCGCGCTGTTCGGCCTGCCGGGCCGCGCGACCGGCGGGCCGGTGGCGCCGGGGCGCGGCTATCTGGTCGGCGAGCGCGGGCCGGAGCTGTTCGTGCCGACCTCGGCCGGTTCCGTCGCGCCGATGGTTTCGGGCGGGGGCGGCGCGCGCGAGGTGCGCGTGGCGATCACGGTCAATGCGGCGGGCGGGGAGCCGCAGGCGTTGGCGCAGTCGTCGCGGCAGGTCGCGCGGGCGGTGCGCGCGGCTTTGGTGGAATAG